CTGCCTAGTGTGTGAGGAGTAAGCTGTTGACCACTGCTTATTTAGGCAGCCATATGGCAAATTTAGCAAATATTGGTATGTTTGGAAAGTAACACAATACTAATTATGCTGAAAATCTTAAAACCCATACTACTAAAGTTCTTTACCACAACTGCTGTAAAGAGATTAGTAGTCGATCTTCTTCGTGCAATCTGTAAGCAGACCTCAAACACTCTTGATGACAGAGCCGTTGATATGTTGGAGCAACAGTTGTTTCCCAAGATGAACTGACATGAACAGTCAAGAGTTTTTTAAAATACTTATAGGCGAACCACCTCTTGAAGTTGAACTAGAAATAGAAATGAAATGTAGAGAAGTGGAACAACTACCAGAAAGTATTATGAAAGCATATTCATTTGCTTTGGTAAAAGAAAACCGAATGCAAGATTATCTTATAATGGCAGCCATGCAACGTATCACTGACACAGAACTTAAATTATTAAGAACTGAAATGGCTCTTCATCATTACAAAAATAATTTGAAAGAAAACAAAAAGAAAGTAAAGAAGACTACGATATTTACTAAAATTAAAGCTATGCTAGGGATAGTATCTTAAAATGTTCTAATTATGGGTAACGACAAAAAATTAGAATTATTACAAAATCTGCATACAGTTCTTATAGAAAACCTGTTAGATAAGGTGAAGAGTGGTGAAGCAAAGGCAGGTGATCTTAACGTAGCTAGACAACTATTAAAAGATAATGGCATAGAGTGCATACCAACAGAAAAGAATCCTATAGAAGATCTGATGTCAAGCCTTCCAGACCTTGATGTAATACCTGCACTAGAAAGATAACCTTGAAAGTTCTTGTAGCCTGTGAATACTCTGGCAGAGTGCGAGATGCGTTTATAGCACAGGGGCATGATGCTTTAAGCTGTGATTTATTACCTACAGAAGTAAAAGGACCACACTACGAAGGAGATGTAAGAGATATTCTTTATGATGGATTTGATTTAATGGTAGCCCATCCGAGTTGCCAACACCTTGCAGTATCAGGCAGTAGGCATTTTTGGAGAAAGCAGAAAGAACAGAAAGAATCTCTTGATTTTGTAAGGCTGTTGATGAACGCACCAATTAAAAGATGGTGTATAGAAAACCCTGTCAGCATCATAAGTTCTGCTATAAGACCAGCAGATCAGACAATACAACCTTGGATGTTTGGACATGGAGAAACAAAAGCAACCTGCCTGTGGTTGAAGAACTTACCCAAACTAAGACCTACAAACATAGTTGAGGGTAGAGAACCAAGAGTGCATATGATGCCACCAGGACCTGACAGGTGGAAGAACAGATCTCGTACCTATGAAGGAGTAGCACTGGCAATGAGCCAGCAATGGACAGAAGACTATCCTATTCAACTCAGCTTTCTTGAACAATATGCAGCCACTTCCTGAGAAACTACAAGACTTCAGATATTTCCTGATCATTACCTGGCGTCATCTTAACCTTCCTGACCCCACACCAGTTCAATTAGACATAGCTGAGTATTTACAATACGGACCTCGTAGAAAGATTATACAAGCCTTTAGAGGGGTGGGTAAGAGTTGGATTACATCTACCTATGTTGTATGGAAACTACGGATGAATCCACAACTAAAGTTCCTTGTTGTATCTGCAAGTAAGGATAGAGCAGATAACTTTTCTACTTTCACTATGAGATTGATCAATGAGATGCCTGTACTTGCTCCATTACGACCAGATGACTCTCAAAGAAACTCAAAGATTAGTTTTGATGTTGGCCCTGCACACGCTGACCACGCACCTTCAGTAAAGTCTCAAGGTGTTTTAGGACAGATGGCAGGTAGTCGTGCAGATGAAGTCATAGCTGATGATGTGGAAGTACCAAACAACAGCTTTACTCAACCGATGAGAGATAAATTATCGGAAGCTGTAAAAGAATTTGATGCCATTCTTAAACCAAACGGTAAAATAACCTTTCTTGGTACACCACAAACAGAACAATCTTTATATCTAACACTAGAAGAGCGTGGATATACCACACGCATCTGGACTGCACGTTATCCAGAGATAAAAAACAACTATGGAGATAGATTAGCTCCTAAGTTAACTGAGAAGCTTGTACAAGAGCTTGTAAAGCCTAAAGAACCTGTTGACCCTGATAGGTTCTCATCAATAGATCTGATGGAACGAGAGGCCTCCTATGGTCGTTCTGGGTTCTCTCTACAATTTATGCTAGACACTAGCCTATCAGACCAGGATAGATACCCTCTCAAGCTATCAGACCTAATAATATCTTCAGTAAATCCTGATCATGCACCAGAAAAGGTCATATGGTCTTCTTCACCAGAGTATGTAATCAAAGAATTACCTTGTGTAGGGTTTAATGGTGATCATTTCTATCGCCCTGCACAACAATTTGGTGATTGGATTGAATATACAGGGTCAGTTATGTTTGTAGACCCTTCTGGAAAGGGCCGAGATGCCACTGGTTACGCTGTTGTAAAGATGCTTAATGGAAATCTATACGTTCCTGATGCAGGGGGTCTTAACGGTGGTTACAGTGATGCAGTATTAACAACCTTATCCAAGATAGCCAAGACCAATAACGTAAATACAATTCTTGTAGAATCAAACATGGGTGGTGGTATGTTTGCAGAACTGATGAAACCTTTCCTTATGCGTTACCATCCCTGCGAAGTAAAAGACGTTAGAAACACTAAAAGCAAAGAACTACGCATAATCGATACCTTAGAACCTGTAATGAACTCTCATAGACTAATTATTGATAGAAAGGTTGTAGAAAAAGACTATAGATCTAACCCCAACGAAGCACCAGAAAGAAAACTAAAGCTTCAACTTTTTTATCAGATGTCTCGTATAACAAGACATAGAGGTTCTCTTGTACACGATGATATACTAGATGCTCTATCAGGTGCTGTAGCTTACTGGACTGAATACATGAACCAGGATGAAGACCGTAATATAAGATCTCGTAAAGATGAATTACTAAGAGTACACCTTGATAACTGGGGTTCTCTTATGAATAATTCTATTACTCAAACAGCTATGGGTATGACTCCTTCTCAAATAAGTAATTCTAATGATAATACCGATGGCTTTATAAGTAAATCTTATTAAAGCCCACTTGTAGATAGACTGTGGGGGGGACTATAGGGGGGGTCGTTAAAATCCACCATAGACTTACCATAGTTACATTATAAATCGACTATAGATTTGACCTTCATCAGCATCTTCATTATAATTATTCCATAGGTTCTCTCCCCATTAGACCTATAAAAGACCCTTGTAGTTTCCTTCTGGGTGGACCTACATAGGGTCTTACAAAAGATTTTTACCACAAAAATTTGAAGGGTTTACGCATATATACAAATCTAAGATTTACCCCATATATATAACTTTTTGTAGATATTTAAGCTATAACTACAGTCTTTTATATGTAGTACTGTCATAAAGACAGCACTGCAAGTTAATCTATACCTGGTCTTTTAAAGATTTTATAGTATTTTGGACAGTATTGAACCAATAAATGGACCATAGGGGGGTATATATAGGGTCTATTGTTACAAAGTGTTAAGATATTTATGTTTTGATTTTATCGATAGCGAACTTATAATAATAATGCAATCAGTACTAGAAATTATTTTTATAGTACTAATCCCAGAAACTTATTAATCAAAATGATTAAAACAAAAACTTTTAAAGAGAATCTAGAGACTCTTTATAATTCACTAGAGCAAAAACAAAGAGAACCTGGTCTAGGTTATTACTATTGTTTAAAAGAAGATCTAGAGAATAGAGAAGAGATCCAGAGATTTATTCAATTACTACATAATGACGAATCTCCTAATGATTGGAGATATGACATTATTCATTCTTTATTAAATAGTCTTTTAAATAATTATGACGTTAACAATGAAGATGAAGCCTATGAGCATATAGACATTATTTCAGATTCTTTGGTTAATGTTTATAACTATGGGTTAGCTAAATGGTTATGTGAAGATGTTTCCAGGGGTTATTTCGATAATAGTTCTGAAATAAGTTCTATTTATGAAGTTAACCATTCTGAGAGTATTTATGGAGTAATTATGAAGCGACAGTATGAAGAGATTTATATGATGGCTTCAAAGATAGTTGATTATTGTTCCTAGACAATCCCTTAAAGGGCCTACGGGCCTTTTAAAGGGTTCTCTTAATAAAGAACCTTAACAGCCCAGTTATTAATTTTAATTATGTCTAAATACATTTATCGAACTTATGACCAATCCTCTATTAAGGGGATTGAGAAAGGAGATAGAGAACACATGAGACTTATTAACTTAGGTTATAGAGTCTCTCATACATCAAGTGGTTTGATGTCAGCACACATGACTTATGAATTAATCAAATGACTGACAACAAAAGTAACCACGAAGCACAATTAAAAGCCGCTAAACGTGCAGAAATAGAGCGAATATGGTTCGCCCAGGAAGCAACTAATAAGGAATTATTAGAAGCTTATAAAGCTCTAGATATTAAGGAGAATAAAGAGCCTAGATAATTCTAGGCTTTAATTTCTTTTTATTTTTTATTATTCCTGGTCTTATTATCCTTGGCGAACTTTTAAATGAACCTATTAAGAATTTTTTTAATATGAATTTTTAACAGGTTCTTTACGAATCTTAAACCCAGATGTTTTTTTATTATGAAACTTTGTACAAATCAGAGTATCCCTTGCGAATTTTTAAAGGGAGCTTGTATCTTTTTATCCGATGAGGATGAGGGGAGATATATAAAAGATGTGTGTGTAGATCTTGAGAAACATTCTATTATCTTGATTGATGATGATGGTAATGGATTGTATTGGGAGTCTTTACGCAATGCGTCTATCCAATTCCAGGGGGGTAGATAGATGAAAAACTACAAGTATAGACCACCTTTTCCTAAAGAAATGAAAGAAAAGAGAAATCAACTTATTTTAAGTATGAGAAAAGAAGGCCATACATTGCAATCAATAGCTAATAAGTTTGGATGTTCAAGAGAATGGATTAGATTGGTTCTTAAAAATCAGTTAAACACCACAGAAAAGTTTGTTTTTAAACCCGAAGAACATTGTAAGGAAGATGAATATACTGCTCACGATATAGTAGAACTTACTGGTTATCCTTTTGAATATTTAGGAATTTTGATTAGCAAGAACTGGATACCAAAAGCAACTAGAATTATGAATACTGAGGTGAATAGTAAAATAGAAAGACATTTTTGGAAACAAACCGATATTGATAAGTGGATAAAACTTAAAATAAAATATTTAAAGATTGCACTTGAGAGTTATTTGCAATGCAGATTAACATTTCGAACAGAAAAGTATCGTTGTGCATATAAATTTACTCATCCTAATTTACAAAGGAGGTACAAACTGCTTGTTCAATTACAGTCTGGTGATTGGAAAGGCAAGCTTTCATATAATTCAAAACGTAATAATGAAGTGATGAAAGAATTTTATGGTTATGTCAAACCTTTTGAGTATATTCCAAATGATTATTCTAAATATTTAAATGAAAAAAGTAATGAAGATTATGCACAAAAGGGTTTGTTCAATGGTTTGACAACAGCAAAAATAATTAACATGAGCAATATGACTCTTATGAATTTTAGAAAAAAAGGTGTTTTAAAAAAAGGTACACACTACATTAAAGGAGATCACTACTTTCACCAGTATATGTATTACCCAGAAAAAACTAAACAAGCAATTATAAATGCTGGTTACGATCAAAGAATTGCTGATGCACAGAGAAAAAGATGGGCTAAAAGAAGGGGGGAAGATGTCTGATTATCCATACAACCTTACAGCAATAGCTACTCATTTAAGGGAGCTTGCAGGGTCTATTGCTAAGAAGTTAGACATAAGTGAACAGGATGCCTGGGATCTTTGTATTGAAAAGCTTGAATCTAAATACCTACACATGACAAGAGAGGATAATAATGATTCAATGTCCTAACTGCAACAGCAACAATACTATTGTCTTACATACAAGAGAAAGGGAAGCTGCATATCTTTGGAGGTCTAGAACCTGTAAGGAATGTGGTAAGAACTTCAGTACAAGAGAGTACAGTTTGGAAGAACTTGCCAAGCTGATTGATGAAGGTAAGGAATCTCTTGATATTATGCGTGGTCACTGCGATGAATTACTAAGTGACCTACAGGTTTTAATCTCTCAATATTCAAATACAAAGGAGTCTAAATGAAAATTGATTTAACAGAGCGAGAGTGGAGACACATTAAAATTGGATTACTTCAATCAATTTCTAATACTGATAAATGTTCTAAAGGTAAATTTGACGATAATCCTTTAATAAAAGAACTTTTAAAACTTCATGACAAAATTGCTGTAGCAATGGAAAATGAAAAAAACAAATTAAAGAAAACAGAAAGCGATCCTTTCGACCCTTATAAAAGAAAATATTATGCAAGCAAAGGTTTTTATCAACAATTACACGCAGCTGACATGATGGGCTATAAATCTGAAGGTACTCTTGTTAAATATCGAAAAAATGGTGTATTAAAAGAAGGCATTCATTGGATAAGAACAGTTGGTAGAGGTATTTCATATGACCCAGAAAAATGTAAAGAAGCTATTAAAAAAGCAAAATTAGGTTAATAATGACAAAGCAAACTGATTTAGAAGATCGGATGTGGAGTCGTGGGTTTGACAGACGGCAACGCAACATCAACAACAACTTATCAAAGGGTACAGAATCAGAAACAGATTATGCAAGAACCATGATTAAAGCTGGTCTGTTACCTTTTGTTGAAGCTATACAACAGTTCCTTGATAGGGCTTGGAGGGGTACACCAGGGGTAAAAGCTACAGCAGCAATTAAGCTACATGAATTTAAAGATGTAGATGTTATTGCTTTTATTACTTTCAAAGGTGTTATTGATGGTGCTTCCCAAAAGAAAACAGCTACACAGGCAGCACTACAGGTAGGGCATATGCTTGAAGATGAGCAGAGGTTTACTTTATTTGAACAGCAAGATAAAAAACATTTTAGAAATGTAAAACAGCATATATCAGATACCAATCATCAAAGGTATAGACGCAATATGATGATGGGTCACATGAGAAACAGAGGTTTTGTTTTTAAATCGTGGTCAAAGGAAGACAAACTAAAGGTTGGTTTGAAGCTTATAGATATAATGATTAGTGCTGTTGGGATGGTAAAACTTTCTACTGTCAGATCAGGTAAACAAACAAAAACATATGTTGAATTTACGCAAGGCACTATGGATTGGATAAAACGACAACGCAAAAATAGACTAGCTTGTTATCCATTGTATGAACCATGCGTAGAGCAACCGATTGATTGGACTAGTACTACAGAAGGTGGTTTTCATACAAAAAGACTAAAACATATCAAGGCAATCAAATCAAAAGACTTTACTTACCATGAAGAAGTAACAAAAAGAAAACCAACAGCACTTTATACAGCACTGAATTGTCTTCAACAAACAAAGTGGGAGATAAATACAACTGTTCTAGATATTGCTCAAAGCTGTTGGGATAGAGGTATAGAAGTAGGTTGTCTAATAGATGCTGAACCACTGCCACAAACTCCAAAACCTTATGATATTGATACTAATGAAGACTCAAGATCTTGGTGGAGAAGAGAAGAAGTATTAAGACATGATCAAAATGCACATGATCGGATGAAAAGGTATCAATGTATTATGTTGCTTGATACTGCTACCAAGTTTGCAGAAGAACCTTTCTGGCACGTTACACAGGCAGATTTTACAGGCAGAATCTATTATGTATCAGGTATTTTCAATCCACAAGGTAATGATTTAGCAAGATCTTTACATAGATTTGCAGAGGGTGCAGCAATAACAGATGAGAAGGCAAAGAATTGGTTAGGGATAGCAGGTGCTAATTCATGGGGTATGAGCAAATACAGTTATGAAGAACGTATTGAATGGTCTAAGACAGAAGGAGAAGCTTTAGCCAGACAGATAGCAAGCAATCCAGAATCTTTTATCAGCATATGGAGTAAAGCAGAAGAACCTTGGCAGTTTCTTGCTTGGTGTTTGGACTTCAACGAGCTATTGGAACAGGGTTATGGCTATGTAAGCAAGCATCCTGTATTACTTGATGGTACGAACAATGGGTTTCAACATTTTGCAGCCATGTCTCTTGATGATAATCTTGCAGCAAAAGTAAACCTAAAAAACTATGACCAGGTAGAGGATTTGTATGAAGACGTAAAAGATCAGGTGATAAAAGAGCTTCGTGATCTTAGTTATGAACAATGCCTTGCTGAAGATTGGTATAGGCATCACGAATTAATTACAAGAAAGATGATAAAAAAACCTGTGATGATGATACCCTACAGTGGTAAAACTTTTGGTATTGCAAGTGCTGTTCGAGATTACTTTGTAGGTAGTGACGAGGAGTTGTCTTGGGATAAAGATTGCTTTTTACATAATCATTATCTTGCAAAAATTATAGAGAAAAGCGTAAATAATATTTGCCCTAAATGTATGACAGTAATGCAGTATTTATCAGATATTGCAAGATGTTTTGGTCAAGAAGAAAAAAATATATCTTGGATTACACCATCTAATTTTTATGTTAAGCAGCAATATTACAACTTTAATATGAAAAGAATACGCACGAAACTGCATACCAGTACTGTAAAGTTGTCACTTCTTACTGATACAAAGGAAGTTGATAAAAGAAAATCTACTCAGAGTTTTGCTGCAAACTTTGTTCATAGTTTAGATGCTGCTAATGTACATTTAGCATTGACAAAAAGTAAGGCTAGTGGTCTAAATCAATTCTGTACAATACACGATTGTTTTGGATCACCTGCTGCACATATTGAAGAGTTTATAGGCTATGTAAAAGAAAGTTTTGTTGATATGTATAGCAAAAATTTATTAGATGATTTATATCAGCAAGCAGTAAACCAATTAGAAGATTCAAGCAAGCTACCCATACCACCAGACATAGGGGATTTTGATGTATGTGAAGTTTTATTAGCACCATATGTGTTTAGTTAAACAAAAACGTGACAAGTTATTTATCTGCGATACCATCAGTGATACATCCAACATGGATGCAAATAAAAGAAAATTCTAACTGAAATTTCCAAATGAAACCAGAAGTTTTAAACATCACAACACCAGTATGCCTATTTCAATTTGCATGGCTGGTAGAACCCGACACTAAATTTGATGCGTCAGGTATTTGGCAGGTCGAATGTCTTATTCATCCTGATGATGCTACAGAAGTTGAAGAACAACTTAGTGGTTTACTTGAAAGATGGAAGGCACAACTAAAAACTGCTAACCCAAATAAAAAATTTAAACTTGCTTCTTTACCTTGGGAGTTTACTGAAGTTGATGGCAAGCCATACTTCAAAGTAAAAACCAAGATGAAAGGAGGTGGAATCAGAGCAGATGGTACACAGTGGAAGCAAAGACCACCTGTATTATTTAATGCTGATGGTTCTCCTATGACAGAAGAGCAGAAGGAGAAAGTTAACAAGTGTGGTCCTGGCACAACTGGTCAGGTAAATATGCGTTGCAGTGGATGGGAAACAGCAGCTTTTGGTGTTGGTATAAAGATCCAACCAGAAGCAGTAATTATCCACAACCATGTCGAATACATCAAAACCGCACAAGGCTATGGCTTTGAAACAGAAGAAGCAACCATCGAAGAAGAAAAACCGAAAGCAACAGCAGGGTTTGAGACAGTCGGAGCAGACGAATTTTAAAAGTAAGTTTGAAGCTGCAATAGCAGCTACATTACAAGCAAATAAAGTTCATTTTACCTATGAAACACTTGATGTTAGCTACCAAATCAGTTGCATTTATAAGCCTGATTTCATCCTTGACAACGGCATCTGTATTGAAACTAAGGGCTTCTTCTCAAAGGAAGACCGCAGAAAACATCTTGCTATCAAGACGCAAAATCCCACATTAGAAATCAGGTTCTGTTTTCAAAACAGCAAAGCAAAATTGAGTCGTGGCAAAAGAAGTTTAACCTATGGTGCTTGGGCTACCAAGCATGGGTTTCTCTGGAGTCATGGCTCTATCCCAGAAGAATGGTATGGAAACCAAAAGTAAGTACGTCAGAAAAGAACCCTGCCCTGAGTGTGGCAGCAAAGATAACCTAGCCATCTATGACGATGGACATGGTTACTGTTTTGGTTGTGGCTACACGCAGCAACCAGAGAAAAATAAACCCAGAAAATCTTTTGTAAAACCAGTGAAGAAACCATTACTTAAATTTGTTACGCCAAAAGCATTACCAAAACGTGCGATCACAAAAGAAACTTGTGAACTTTTTAACTACGGAACATCTGAACATAATGGTCAGCCAGTACAAGTTGCTACCTATGAAGACAAATTAGGTAGACAGGTTGCACAGCATATAAGATTTCAGAACAAAAAATTTATCTGGCTTGGTGATGTTGGTGATCTACAGCTATGGGGTCAGAGATTATGGAGACAAGTTAATACAGGTAATATGTTTGTCACTATTACAGAAGGAGAGATTGATTGTATGTCAGTCTCACAAGCACAAAATAACAAGTACCCTGTAGTAAGTTTGCCTTCGGGTTCACAGTCAGCTAATAAATATATAGCTGCAAATCTAAAATGGTTATCTCAATTTGTACGGATAGTAATTTGTTTTGACAGTGACGAGCCTGGCATGGTTGCTGCCGAAAAAGCAATTAAAATCTTACCTCCTGGTAAGGCAGCAATATGTAGATTACCTAGAAAAGACGCTAATGAAATGCTCATCGCAGGTGAAGGGGAAGAACTTAGAGATCTGCTATGGAAAGCAACACCTGTTAGACCAGATGGAATCCTTAACGCATCTAACCTCTGGACAGAACTAACAAAGAAAGGCAGCAACAGTATCTGTTCTTTTCCTTTTCCAGAGCTTGATAAGTTCTGCAAAGGGTTTCGTAAACAGCAGATGCTTTGTATTGCAGCAGGTAGTGGTACAGGTAAGTCAACTATATGTCGTGAACTTGCACATCACTTTATGAAGAATAGTCTGACGGTAGGTTATATAGCTCTAGAAGAATCGGTACAAAGAACAATGCAGGGGATACTCGGTGTAGAGATGAATAAACCCCTGCATCTTGAGGATAATGTAGAAGAAACAGAAGGGCTAAAACAATCGTTTGACAGACTGTTTGGCACAGGAAAACTATTTTTATATGATCACTTTGGGTCTATTGATCCTGATAGACTAGTTGAACAGATACAGTATCTTGCAACAGCAGAAGGTGTAGATGTTGTTATCTTGGATCATTTAACAATAGTTGTTTCTGGTATCAGCGATTTAGATGAGAGAAGAGCTTTGGATGTGGTCTGTACAAAGCTTAGACAGGTAGTTGAATCTACTGGTATAGGTTTGATTATTGTCTCTCACTTGCGTAGACCAGAAGGTAAAGGACATGAGGAGGGTAACAAGGTTTCTCTGAATCATCTGAGGTCGAGCCATTCAATAGCCCAACTAAGTGACTTGGTAGTGGCCTGTGAAAGAAACCAACAGGGAGATGTAGCTGAAAGAGCAGAACTACAGTTAAGAGTATTGAAAAATAGACACACAGGAATGACAGGACCAGTAGATAAATTATTGTATGACGAGAAGACAGGAAGACTTGTAGTACCAATGGAAACTTATTTCGAAAACTAATGACTTTACTTATTGACGCTGATTGGCTTGTTTACACATCATGTTGTAACGCTGAAAGAGAATATGAATGGATGAGAGATTTATGGAGTTTTAAGTTTGATGCACAAGAGGTACACGAAATTATTGATACAAGGGTTGAACGATACCAAGCTATAGCTGAAGGCGATAAAGATGTTGTAATGTGTTTCACAGAATATCCTACCTTCAGACATACAATCTACCCAGAATACAAAGCCAACAGAAAAGAAAAAAGAAAGCCATGTCGATATAGAGAAACAATAGAACAAGTGAAAGAAAGATATACATCAGAAAGCTATTCTGGCTTAGAAGGTGATGATGTTCTTGGCATACTTGCCACTAGCAAAAAATATCCAGATCCCATTGTTGTATCAATAGATAAAGACATGAGATCTGTGCCTTGTACTCTTCTTGCAGGTGATGACATGGAGCTTATAACTAAACGTAAAGCTGATAGACATTGGATGATACAGGCTCTTACAGGAGACAGCACTGATAATTACTTTGGTATTGATAAGGTAGGACCAGTAACAGCAGAAAAAATATTAGGTGAAGCCAAAACACTTGAACAAATGTGGGAGAAAGTAGTAGAAGCTTATGAAAAAAAGAAATATAATTTTGCTGATGCTGTTCTTAATGCACAGCTTGCAAGAATACTAAGAGATGGAGACTTTGATTTTGATACAGGAGAAGTATCTCTCTGGACTCCATAAAAAGATAAATATAAACCTTCTATACTTTATTTCTTAAATTAACATATACTAAATATAAATCTTATTAATCATGCCATCTGAAAAATTACCAATAATTACAGATGAATTGATTTTTGCCTTAGATCAAATCTTTCCTAATCGTCATCCTGATTTGTCTTTATCTGATAGAGAGGTATGGTATAGAGCAGGGCAAAGGTTTGTTGTTGATTATTTAATTGAACAACAGGCAAGACAAAAAGACACCATGCTCACTGAATCAGTCTTGGAGAATTAGCCATGTGCTTTGGAAGACCATCCCCACCACCTTTACCAGAACCTAGACCAACACCGCCAAAGCCTGAGAAGACTGCACAGAGAGTTGTAGTCGGTGATAATAGAACTAGACCTGCACCTTCAAGTGTTACAGGTCAACAAACTACAACTACAGGTGGTAGAAAAAGAACAGGGCAAAGGCAGACACGAGCAAGAAGACTTGGTACAGCTATGTTGAGAATACCTTTGAATCCTAATCAAAGCACATCTGACTTGAGGTATTAAATATGTGTTTTTTCGGAGGAGGTGCAAGAGCAGCAACACCACCAAAAACTACTTTTGATGATTCTCCACCTGTTGTAACTGGTATGCAAACTGGTGTTGATAATCCTGTTGATACAGCAAAAGTAACAGAAGAACTAAAGATCAAAAGGATGGCGAAAGAAGGTATGAGTAATCCTGGTGACTCTCTTAACATTGCAGGTGTAACAAAAAGAAGTGGTGGTCTAAGTGCTGTAGAAAGAAATAAACGCAGTGCTAGGCTTAGAGGAAAACTTGGCCCAACAAAAGCTCAAAAGGCTGCTAAAGCTAGAAGTTCTAAAAAATAAATGGAATACTCAACACAAGGACAAACAGCAGGTGGTAGATATGCACAACTACAAAGTGCAAGATCTACCTTTGATAGAGAAGCAAAAGAATCTTCTAAACTTACAATACCTAGTCTCATACCAGAAAGTACAACAGGTACAAGAGCAAAGATCAAAACACCTTTTCAAGCTGTAGGTGCTAGAGGTGTGAACAGTCTTGCATCTAAACTTTTATTTGCTTTACTACCACCATCAACTGCTTTTTTCAAACTTAGTATTGATAGTCTTGAACTGCTGAAACAAGGACAGGAAGGTTTAGAAACAGAGATAGATAAAGGATTACGAACAATAGAAACAGCTTTGATGAATGAGATAGAGATCTCTAACGACAGAGTTGCTATGTTTGAAGCACTGAAGCATCTGATCGTTGGAGGAAATGTTCTTCTCTATCTCACAGATGATGGACTCAAAGTATATCCACTATCAAAGTTTGTATGTAAAAGAGATGCAGTAGGCAATATATTAGAAATTATTACACAGGAATCAGTCAACCCTAATGCACTGTCACCAGAGTTTTTAGAACAGATCAAGAAGAAAGAAAACTATGATGAAAAGACAATGGATAGTGACCTTGATATTTATACATATGTCAGAAGAGTAAATGATGACTTTATGTGGTATCAAGAATGTAAGGGAGAAAAGATACCAGGCACTGATGGCAGGTCAAAAGTAGAAGTATCACCTTGGATTACTTTGAGATTTGTAAGAATTGATGGAGAAGATTATGGAAGGGGTTATGTAGAAGAATATAGAGGAGACTTAATTAGTTTAGAAGCTTTGATGCAAGCAATCATAGAAGGTGCAGCAGCATCAGCTAAGACTATATTCCTTGTAAATCCTAATGGTGTAACCAGAGCAGCAACACTAGCTAAAGCTCCCAACGGTGCAATACGAGAGGGCAGTGCAGCAGATATTTCTGTCATGCAGGTTGGTAAGGGAGCAGACTTCAATGTATCTTTCTCTGCAATACAACGTATTGAATCAAGACTTGAATATGCTTTCCTTATGGCAAGGTCTGTACAGAGAGATGCAGAGAGAGTGACAGCAGCAGAAGTTACCATGATGGCTAATGAATTAGAGAACAGTCTTGGTGGTATCTACTCCATACTTACACAGGAGTTTCAACTGCCATATTTGAAACGTAGGATGCATATGCTTGTACGTTCTGGTAAAGCTCCAAAACTACCAGATAGAATAGTCAAACCCAAGATCGTGACAGGTGTTCAAGGGCTTGGTCGTGGTAATGATCGTAATAAGCTTGTTGAATTTATTGGAACGGTTTCACAAGCTTTAGGCCCAGATATTATGAGACAGTACATGAATGTAGATGAAGCCATAAAACGTCTAGCAAATTCAATTGGCATAGATACTGCTAACCTAGTAAAGACACAAGAAGAGATACAGGCAGAGATGGAAGCGATGCAACAGCAGCAGCTTATCCAACATCTCGGACCTGCTGCTCTCGGATCACCATTGCTTGATCCACAAAAAAATGCAAATGCACAACAACTAACGGAGGAATCTGATGCCAACCAAGAAACCTAGAAAAAGGGATGAAAACGGTAAGTTTGTACCTGCAAAAGCAGTAGTAAGCAAACTTGGCGTGAATGATGAACCAAAACCAAATGAACCAAGGGTGGTCGAAACTAAAAATGGGCGTACACTTACTTATAGTTAACAAAATATTATGACTTCATCCCAGGTAAATGTTACCGAGACACCCCCTATGTCTCGTCAAGACTTAGAAACTCTTGCAAAAAATGAAACTGATGAGAACGGTCTTATCTTAGGAAAGTTTAAATCAGTAGAAGATCTAGCTGCTAGTTACAAAGAACTTGAAGGTAAGCTAGGTGCAGCTACAGAAGAAGATCAGGCTGAAACTTCAGAACAGGAAGAAACTGAAACAACAGAATCTGACTTTGATGCTGAAGAATATTATGGCGATGGACTTGCTTCTGTATTAGAAGAAGTTGGTATTGATCCACAGGAAATCTCTAACAGGTTTGCAGAGACAGGTGAGATCAATGATGATGATTATACAAAGCTAGGAGAAGCAGGTTTCTCTAAACAAGTTATCGACACCTATCTTGATGGATTAAGAAATGGTGGTGTAACAGGAGAAGATATTGCTTCTGCTCAGATACAGGGTATAAAAGATTCTGTTGGTGGTGACGATAATTACAGTAAGATGGTGGCATGGGCTGTTGATAACCTCCCTGCCAATGAAGTTAATGAATTTAATTCTTTAACAGAAACAGGAAATGCAACTGCAATAAAGTTTGCAGTACAAGGTCTTTATTCTCAATACAACAATGCTATGGGTGTTGAACCAAACTTAGTAACAGGTCGTGCTTCTCAAAGTGGACCTACACCATTTAGATCTACAGCAGAGGTAGTTACCGCTATGTCAGATCCACGCTATGGTAAAGATGTCACATACACCGAAGATGTTCAAAGACGTTTAGGTAATAGTGATGTATTTAACACTGGTCGTTAATTATGGCTAATAAACCAACCAACCCAGAATTGTATTCAAGGGTTAAGGCAGAAGCAAAGAAGAAGTGTAGAGTATATCCTTCTGCTTATGCTAATGCCTGGTTGGTTAGAACCTATAAGAAACGTGGTGGAGGTTATCGTAAAACTTAATCATGCCTTATTCTAAAAAACAGATGAAGATCGCTAGGGTTGCAGAACCTAGAGATAAAATCACAAGAGAAGATCTTATGATTCTTCGTAAATCTAAAAAGAAAAAGAAAAATGGCAAAGCTTAATCTTAGCCAGATGAAAAAGCTGAAGGCACATTCAGTTCATCACACACCTAAACACATGAACCTTATGAAGAAGCTTATGCGTGAAGGTAAATCATTTAAAGCTGCACATACTGCTGCACAAAAAGAAGTAGGCAAATGAGTCTTACAAGATGGTTCAAAGAAAAGTGGGTAGATGTTAAAACAGGTAAACCCTGTGGAAGACAGAAGGGTGATCAACGTGGCTACCCTGCTTGCAGACCATCAAAAAGAATTAGTAGTAAAACACCAAAGACTACCAGTGAAATGAGTAGTAAAGAAAAGGCTAGATTTAAAAGAGAAAAAACAGGTCCAAAAAAAATTAGTTATCAACACAGAAGAAATAAAAACAGAAAAAAGTTAAGACTTGCATAAGAGTGTTATATTTTAATTAACTGCTTATCTTTCCTTTATGTCGAAGGATGTATCTTTTACCAAGAAGGATAAAGATCCCACTGGGGGTCTTACTGCTTCTGGCCGTAGAAAATACAACCGAGCAACAGGTGGAAACTTGCAAGCTCCTGTTACTAAAAAGACAGGTCTTTCTCCTAGACAAAAAGCAAGAAGAAAATCTTTTTGTGCAAGAATGTC